CGAAGATCTCAGAAGTAAGTAATCTTCAGAACTGTTCTGATGGGTGGCTACCTAGGCCACCGCCGCCTGAACTAACAGCGGCAGTAACCAGAGATTCTGAAGGATTATTTACAACTTCATGTTGCGAATTTAGCACGGAAGTATTGAGAATTCTCAAAGGGAGACTTTCACCGTTTTGGGCAGTCTACACATGTGAACCCAATGGACAGTTTTACGACTTATCCGGGTCGGAGCACTAATCCAAAGGGCAGAGCGTGTGGACAGACGCGAAGGGGGCCTCAACCACCACAGAGTGAGAAACCACTCCTGGACTTAAGAGTGATAGATTTCAGAGCAACCATCATGTTGAAATCTCTTTTATCAACTCCTAGTCCATCGAGGAGACGGTACTCAGGTCTGTGGTAATTGTTGACAGCCGGTTCCAGATCGAGAGGGGGAGGTCTAAAAACCTTCTCTACTCTTGGACGATCTGAGAACAGTGTGTTCTGGGTAAGGGAGTATCTCCTAATCCCAGTACGTGGAAGGGTTTTCTTTGTATACCTTCCCGGATGGCGTAAGATAAAAACAGGTCTATCGAGTGACTCCTTCTGAATTTTCTCGCTGGGTGCATCATACGACCCAACGACAGATAGGACCTCGAAACCAGGTAACGGCAGTTGAGTGGTGATCGGGACCTCAGGATATTGTTTGGCCAAATTCTTGGCCACAACAAGATCAATCCTTTTAATCCTGAACTTCCACCCTTCTGGCGGTACAACACCCATTCCTCCAATACTTATTGGTAGGAAGATGTTCCTGGTAAACAGACTTCGTACTGTTTTCTTTCCATGCTGGATGACGACCTCAGCGAGGGTCTCATCACGTATCGCTTCCTTATTTTGGGCCAAAAACCGGCCGAGGAGCACACATTCTTTTCCAGGGAGTGAACCTGAGAGCAAGGTATTCGCGTTCGCGATAATCGAGCTCTTCACTCCATCATGAGCCTCCGCAGTTTCTTTAACTTCGTCCTTTCCTTGGACTTTATGAACTCCAAAGAAGAGCCCAGTATTTAAAAAGTTAATCTGTTTCGGAAGAGCTCCATCGTACCACTCGACCTTAGGTCTCCTCTTTAAATCGAGGATGATAGAGGTTGAGTTAATGTTAAGGTAGCTATCATGATGATATGCCTTACCCACAGACATTTTCAAACCAACGTCTTGACTGATCTTTATGTGTCTTTCCCAAAGATGGGGAGGAGCGCAATAGACCATGTCATCTCCGTTCACTAGAACTAGTCGAAGACGATGATTATTCGAAAGGGTAACATTATCCCAGCAATGTTCGATGGACGTAGTGGCGAGGTACACGCCTAAGTTGGCAAGACAAAGGATTGGGAAGCTCAAAATACTTCCCATAAGTTGACCATTTGTCTGCATTCCCCAGTTTTCCCACTGTGTTAAACCATGGCTGTGCTCTGCAGGGTCAGAGTCATACCATAAGTTATGGGGACCTAGCACACGGAGTGCTAGTCGCCTTGTGGGTTCATCAACAAAATCGAAGAGGTACCGGAGAATTCTCGATCCGTATTTCCATGATAATCCATCAGTCGCCGCCGAATAATCGACGGAAAACCAATGCATCTCCCGGCTCTGATGAGCAGCACCCCAATACTCGGACAGATCGGTTAAGTCTGTCGGAGAAAGAGGTCGCTTTATCAGGCGGAAACATGGGAACTTGGAAAGAGAATCATGCAGGATCTTCTGAAGAGTCCTTGCCATGTAATAGGGTAGAGCCTCACCCTTTGAGATTACTCTCACTTTAAAGGGCTCGAGAACACCTTGAATCTTACATTCAAGGGGACGGGAACAAGACAACTCCTCTCTTGCGAGGTAGTTTAAATGGGACCAGAGATCCATACCAACAGACCTTCTGTGTTCGACGACGACGTTGCTGACTTCAGCTTGGTCGCCCCAGCAGTAATAAGCTCTAGGATAGAGCTTCATCATTACTAGTTCATCGGTGTGGGAAATGTTATCAAATCCTTTTAACACCTGACTTATCTTACGATAATCAGGATCCGACGGTCGGAGGCCACAC